TCTATATTAACTAAAAGATATAGAAAAGACGCAGACTTGGACATTAATGTGTTATTTGATGTACCTGAAGATAAAAGAGAAGTTGAAAGAGAAAGACTATCTAAAAAATATCTATCTGCTAAAAATCCAGATAATATACAAGGTAAATTAATACCTGGTTCAGATCACCCTATAAACTATTATTTTATTACAGATAAAGAAACTTATGATGACCAGAATAAAAAGGCTGACGCTGTATATGATATAGAAACTAATAAGTTTATAAAACGACCTGAAGATTTTGTGTTTGATAAAAATTTATACATCAAAGATTTTGACAAAAAAGTACAAGAATTAGATGTAATTAAAGGTGAACTAAAAAGAGATATTATAGATTACAGAGAACTAGAAGAATTAGAGCCAAATGATGTATTAGATTTACAAGATAAAGTAAAAGATAAGTTAGAAGAAATTGAAGACAGTATTGAACAAATAATAAAAGTTGGTGATGGTGTTGACGCAGATAGAAGAGCTGCGTTTGATTCTGATATGTCACCAGATGAGATACAAAAGTTTGGTATAAAAAATAGATTACCTAAAAATGTTATCTACAAGATGTTAGAGAAGTATCACTATATTAAGTTTTACAAATACTGTAAAAAAATATTAGATGATGGTGTTATTAGTGATAAAGAACTAGACGATTTAGAAATACATGAAGCTAGAAATGATGGTAATTCTATTGCATTTACTTTTGGTAGATTTAATCCACCAACTATCGGCCATGAAAAACTTATTAACAAAGTTAAATCTGTAAGAGCAGATGAATACAGAATATATTTAAGTAGAAGTGAAGACCCTAAAAAGAATCCATTATCACCTAGACAAAAACTAGCATACATGAGAAAGATGTTTCCTCAACACGCAAGAAACATAATGATTAATACTACAAACATGATATTGGATATTTGTACTACATTATACAATCAAGGCTTTACAGAAATATCTATGGTTGTTGGTAGTGATAGAGTAAGAGAATTTGATACAATAATTAAAAAGTATAACAATGTAAAATCAAGACACGGTTTTTATAACTTTGATAAAATTAATATTGTATCTGCTGGCGAAAGGGACCCGGATGCTGAAGGCGCCGCTGGTATGTCAGCAAGTAAAATGAGAGCTGCGGCTGCCAAAGGTGACCTAACAAGTTTTCAAAAAGGTTTACCAAGAGGTGTGAACGCAGACGCCCTAATGAAAGATGTAAGACGAGGCATGAGATTGGCCGCTAACTATTTGTATATTCAAAATGTTAGACCAATAGCTAGTCTTGAAGAATTTGAACAACAACAAATTAGAGACCTTTATATTAGAGAAATGATATTTAATATCAATGATGAAGTTGATTATATAAAAGAAGATATAAAAGGTAAAGTAATAAGAAAAGGTACAAACTATGTTGTACTTGAAGATAAACAAAACAATTTACACAAAGCATGGATATGGGATTGTATTCCTATATCAGCAGACAGAGAGGTAGAAGTGAGAGAATATAATACAGATGTTGATTACGGCTTCGAAGCTGTATCAGAAATCAAAGAAGATTTAGACGCTCAACCACAAGATAAAGATGTTAAGAAAATAAAAGGAACACAACCTAAAAAGTATTACAAATCATTAAGTAAAGATACTAAAAAGAAAAGAGCAAACTATTTCAAAAATAAAGATACAACTAAAAACGATAACAGACCAGCGCCAGGCGATAAAGGTGCTAAAACAAAACCAAGTATTCATACACAAAAATATAAGAAGATGTTTGGTGAGTTTAAGCAAGATTTACAAGACGCTTGTTGGTCAGGTTATAAACAGGTAGGTTTTAAGAAAAAAGGTGGTAAACAAGTGCCAAATTGTGTGCCTGAAAGTATGAGTATTGAAGACGCTAAAAAGATTGAGGGCTATGTGCCTGAATCATATGAAATAGGCGCTGACTATGCAAATCATACAAAAGACATAACACCTGGTGAAACACCAAATGAAAGACCAGTAGATAGTAAAGTCAGAGCTGACCAGGCTGCCGAGAAGGTAACTGAAAAAGATATAAAAGAATGGGCAGCTTCAGATGAAACCATTTATAAATATAGGGAACGATATAAAGAGGAAGCGACACAAAAGTTAAAAGAAGTGGTCGCAAAAATGATAGAGAAACTATAATGAAGACCTTTAAAGAGTACGAAAATATTGATAAAGTGTGTGAGGAGACCATCTTTGAACATGAGGCCGAGGGCATTTACGAGGCTGAATATCAAGGCAAAAAGGTCAAGCTTAATGACCCGATTAGAGGTGGTAGTAAGAAGTTTTATGTTTATGTAAAGAATGAAAAAGGTAATGTAATTAAAGTTTCTTTTGGTGATACAACAGGTTTAAGTATAAAAAGAGATGACCCGGCACGAAGAAGGTCTTTTAGAGCAAGGCACAATTGTGATAATCCAGGTCCTAAAACAAAAGCTAGATATTGGTCATGTTATCAATGGAGAGCGGGAGCAAAGGTAAATAACTAATGAGTAGATATAGAAAATTAATGAGCGAAGCGCTCAACGAGGTTAGAGCATTTGAGGATGCTGATTACTTAAAACCTAGATTAAATCCTCAACAAATAGCAAACATAAAAAAAGTATTCAGTAAGAAAAAAGCTTCTGATATAACTCAATCTGTAAAAGATATGATTAAAAAGATGGATATTCCTACTCAATTAGCCATCAAACAAGCAGACATACCTCATCTATCTAAACTAGTTGAAGAAGAATATTTACCTGAATTCAATGACGCAATGATTAAAACTCTTAAAAAAGAGTATGAGCCTATGAGAGGCAAAACTATTTCAGTTACAAATGCAAATAAACTAGGTGCTCTATTTACTAGATTTGATAGTAACAAAAATGCTTTAGAAAAATTATACGGTGCAGACATACCATTTATTTCTACAATGGCTATGACAAGACTTATGACAAAACATGGTGCTAAAGCAGCTGATTTAAATAAAATTAGAAAAGAAGAATTAGATTTATTAGAAGACGCAGAATTACTTGGCGAAGGCACAGGTACTATTAAAGGTTTCAGAGATAATAAAGAGAAATCAAATATGGTTTCTTTAGCAAAACAACATGGTCTAAAAGTAAAAGATGTATCAGGTGGTATTGAACTATCAGGTAACATGAGAAAGATTTTAGATATGCAGTTAGCTGCTCAAGGTAATGGTCTTAAAGCTGAAGAAGTTGCAGAGGGCAGAATGTCAGATATAGACGCAATGAGAAAAGCAGGTGCTACAGCGGCTCAGATTGCAAAAGAATTAAAGTTAGATGTTAAAGCTGTAAAGGCAATTTTAGGTGAAGAACTTACCGAAGAAGAAGACGCAGAGAAATTAAAAGCAGAATTAGAAGATAAAGAAAAAGAAATTGCTATGCTTAAACAAAAAGCAGAAACAGAAAAAGCAAAAACTCAAAAGAAAGAAACTGAAAAACTGGTAAATCCAGAAACAGGTGAGCCATTACTTCAAGTTGGTGTTGCATACAAACATCTAAAAGATAAAATGGAAAAAGAAAAAGCTGCTGAAGTTAGAATGAAAAGAAAAGATGAAGAAGAAAAAAAGAAAGCAGTACAAAAGTTTAAAGACAGAATTAAAGAAAGTTTAAACCTAGATGAGTCAGACGCTTCTGATAAAGCAAAGTCAATGGGTTTAGATTACATGAAATTTGGTAGATATGGTAAAGACGGTAAAGTAACTCATAAGTCAATAGGTGGTAATTTAACTCCGGTTGATAAAGATGGTGAACCAATTAAATCAACAGGTGATAAAGATGTTGATGATGTAAATAAAAGTTTAGCAAAAAGAAGAGCTGACGATAAGGCAAAAGAACCAAAACAAGAGCCAGCACCAAAACCAAAGATAGATAAATTTGATGCTCAAAAAGATTTAGAGGGTATGGTTACAGATGGTATGATAGATGTAGAAGATGATGGCGAAGGTGGTTTATCCATGAATAAAGAATATGAGCCATCACAAGACTATGAAGCTGAAAGAGATACTATTGCTATTAAAGATTACTTAATGGACAAAGGTGTAGATGAAGACGATATTTACATTGATGTAGATACTGAAGATGATTATATATCTGTTAGTGTTCAAGTAAGAGGTGAGAAAAAAGAAGAAAATGCTCCAGCAGTTGCAGATATTGATAGACTTAAAAAAATGGGTTTAAAACCAAAAAAAGAAGAAGTTGAAATATTAGAGTTTAAAAAGATGACCGTTAGAATAAAAGATAAATCTAAAATGAATAAAGCAATTGCTGATTTAAAAAAACAAAATTTTGGTCTATCTGTATTAGATAAAGGAATGTATAAGGTCATCAAAGTTGATGGTGGTAGTAAAGACTTAAACAAATATGCTACTGACCTTAAAAACTTTTATGGTGCCGAGATAATGGCAGAGGGTAAATACACAAGATATTCAGATTTACTAATTCAATTAGGTAGAATGAAACAAGCTGGTGATAAACAAGGTGAAATGCAAACACAAAGAGAGATAGATAAAGAAAAGAGAAAACTTGGTATCAAAGAAGCAGACCTATCTAAATCACAAATTAAAATGGTACATAAAAAGGCAGATGACTTACCTAAAAAAGATTTCAAAGACCGATATGGTAAAGAAAAAGGTGACGCTGTAAGATATGGTACAGCAACTAATATAGTAAAGAAAAAACTAGGAATAGGGGAACAAATGAATAAAGAACATCCAGCAAAAGCGGTATATGAA